CATACGCCTCTACGCTTTCAAACTGATCTGCTGGCGGCAGTTCGACCGGTTGTGCCGGCGCTTTCTGCTGCTGAGTCCTTTCCCACTTACGCTGTTCTCTTGCAAGCCGTTTGCTGACAATCGCGTCAAGCTCTTCTTGTGTGAAGGTCTTGGGCTCTGCCTGCTCTCCAACTTCCGGCGCTGAAACATCGGGTTCAGGAGCTGCCGTCGCTACCTGTTCCGGCGCGGGTACTTCCGCTAACAGTTCTTCACCACTCATCTCTGGCTCCTTAAAAGCCCCCGGTAAACCTCACCGGTACGGTTTGTGCGTTTTTACCCTATATGGGTAAAACTAGCAATAACTATTCAAACGAAACAGTTGCGGCGACAGTGCCGCTAATAACGATATACAACCCGTTATTAAACTGAAGGCCATCTGCCGGAAAAAAATAATTGGTCGCCGAAACCGGGGTAAACACTCCGATTAGCGTTTTGGTCGTTGTTGCGGCGGCAGAATCGTAAATCGTAATGGTCGGAGTGGCCGACGCTGAGCTAACGAAAATGCCTTTAAGTTTACCGAAGCTAGGCTTTAGATTGGCCGTGGCGGTAATGTAAGAAGCTAAAGCCATATAAACCTCACGAAAGGAATTTAAGTTTGTACAGCGTGGACAGATATAACTCCACGATACCGTCGATTAGATTCTGAAGCGCTGTGTCTGATTTAGAACAGACGTTATACCGTTCGGTTTCAATTTCATCCAACTGGTCTTGCAGGAACTCCACCACATTGCTGGTTTTTTTTGCCGATTGCAGCGAAATAGGCCCAATCAAACCGTGCCGGCCTTGATAGGCTTCGGCGAACCCGTCAGCCAAGTCCACAATGCTTTCGTAGAACTTTTGCAATGCTTTGTGCTTGGCATAACTGCGGGTGTTCAAATGGACGCTGTGCGTCACGTCCCGCGCCAAAAAGAACAGACCTACAAATTCAGCGGCCTTCATTGTGGCATTTCTCCCGGCTCTTGAACCATTTCTGGGGCTTCTTGCGCTTCAACTGGTAATTCTTGATGCTGCATGTCCGGCATGCCAGCGCTTTGCGGCATCAAGTCACCTGACTCCATCATGCCGTGGATAGTGCCCAATACCACATCCTGAATCTGGTCGGGTGTCATGCCCGCCATCGTGGCGCTAATCCGCTTCGTTTCGGCATCGTAGGCTTTAATTTTCAGGTCTTGCGCTTCCATTGACTGCGCGACGCCTTGCAGCATGGCGTGCATCTGTTCCATTTCTTGCCCCATCGCCTGAATCTGCTGTTCGGCCTGCTGAAGCGCCGGTGACTTGTCGTCGTCGGACAACAGTTTCGGGTCGATGGTCTTGGCAAACCGCTTTGCCATTTCCTGCGCGCCGGGCCAGTCCATGTTCTTGATGAACAGGTCGCCGGCCACCGCCCACAACTGCGGGTTGCCTTGCAGAATCTGCGACATGGCGTCCATCGCTTCTTGCCGCTTGGTCATGTAACTCGGACCAGTGGTTACGCAGACGTCGTACTTGCCGACCCCTGGGTTGTAGACTTTTTCAATGACAGTGCCCATTTGGTCCACAATTTTGCGGACTGGCTCTTGCTGCATCGGGTCAATTTTGGCCGTTTTGGCTTCGCCATCAATCCCAATAATCCGCGCAATTCGCTGCGTATCGTAGATTTTCGGTATCAAATCGACAATTTGACGGGTGCAGTAGCGGATAGCCCGCGCCAGGTTGTCAACGTAGTGGTAGGTGCCCGTATCGCCCTGCTTTTCGCGGGCCAAGATGGCTTTACCAGACCGCTCGTTGCTGGTCGCGCCGAGACTTGAATCGTACTGCCCAGTGGTCGATTTGATGTCGTCTGACGCGCCCATTTTGGCCTGAATCAGGCCAGTTTGGGCCATCGGCGGCATCGCACGTTGCGGCAACGGCAAAACAGAGCCCTGACCGTCCGTTACGTCCGGGTTGACCTCCAAATACGGCCAGTTGGTCGTGTTGGCGGTCTTCCACTGGTTTTCATAGCCTTCAAACTGGCCGCCATAACCAATAAATGGCGCTTTTGGTGCCAACGCAAGCATTTCGGCCTCTTGGCTGACCCAGTAATTGTACATGCGCTGGGCATCTTTGGCGTTTCGGACAATGCCGGAGATAAAAACGCGGCCATCAACCTCAAATTCGTTGCCAATGACCCGAATTACCGGTATCCATTTGCCGGCCCACTCGCGCTCTTCAAGGATTTCGTACCCGTTGATGCGGCACCATTTGATTTTGCGACGGTCCACGAGGCGCGTTTTGATGGGTTTGATGCCCATCATCTTCATTTGCTTCGCGTCGGGCGAATCAGCAAACACCGTGATGTTGTTTGGGTACAGATGTAGGGTCGCTTTTTCGTATTCGGTATAGAAATACTCCGCAATACGGACCACATCTTCATTAATCCACTGCGACAAGGACTGGTCGCCAACACCTTGCTGCTCTAGGCTTGACAGCGGCTGCGCGTCAGGAAATTGACGCTCATATTCGTCGCGTAACAGGTCTTCGGTGATAAAACACCATTCCGCATCCGCCCCGCACGGGTCTTGGATGGTCGGGTCCATGTACACCGAGAACGAATTACGGATGCGCCCAATCTTGATGTCCTGATTGAACGTATCGTCGTCGCAATACTCGGTCAGCAAGCGGATGTAGCCTTCGCCATATGTCACCTGGTTCTCGCAGGCGGTGTCGTAGGCCACATCGGCGTCGCTGATGTACTCAATATGACGGACGATGCCGTCAAATATCTCTGCGACCTCGATGTCGGCGTTGTCATCGGCGGGGATGACCTTTCCCGAGGGCCGGTTCTGCCGTTGGTCGTTGGTGACCTGCTTTACATGCTGCGGCAGCTTGTTAATTGTCAGACAAGGGCGCGCATTGATGGTCTGCCCCTGAACCGACCCTCGGGTCGCCAGTACGTCCGCCGGCCATTGCCAGTTATTGTCTGGCGAGCCGGCGGCAAAACGCAGGTCGTCTAGCTCATCTTCGCGTGACTCGGAATACGCCGCTACCGCCATCGTCATGCGATGACGGGCCGTCGCTAATACATTGGCGCTGTCTTTATCAGACCTAGAGCCCCCATTAGCTACCGCTTCTACGGCGTTGTAATCGGCCATATCACTTCTTTTTTGCTGCGTCGCGTTTAACTGCGTAGGCAATGGCAACCGCCTGTTTAGGTGGCTTGCCGGCCTTTACTTCCGCCTTGACGTTCTCACGGAACGCTTCTTTGCTGCCCGATTTCTTGAGCGGCATGGCGGTTAGACGTTGTGAATCAACGCGAAGTTAATGACCACCGCTTCCGCCAGCGCGCCGGCAGTGGTGTTACGCAGCGTAATGCCCGCAGAGCCTGCGTCAAGCGAATCAACCCACAGGTTGTACGAAGCCGCAGTAGCACCAGACGACACATTCAAAATCAACACATCGTTGGAACTGATGAAGCTGTTGTTCAGCGTGAACGACACGTTGGTCGCCGCCGCCAGCGACGCCGCATTCAGCGTGATGCGCCCCGCCGACTTGTTCAGCGTCACGGCAGTGGACTTGCTGGTCGCCTGCGTCACAGTGCCCTGGGCAGCGGCGGTGTAGCCTAGTTCGCGGCCCGAATAAATTTGGTCCGAACCGATGATGTTCTGGTCTTCATACGCAACGCCGATTGGCTTGGTATTTACGCTCATTTCCTACGCTCCCATCCAACTTGTGATGACGCCGCCATTGCTTTGCGTGGCGTAGCGTCGGGGTTTATCCACATACTCCCGGTGCGCCACCGGAAAGGCAAACGTCACCGCTAATGCATCCGCAGCGTCTGGCGATGCCAAACCCCGCGCCTTCATGTCCTTTTTCGACTCCAGCTGGATGACCCCGCTGGACGTCGGTTTGATCATAACACCGGTCAGGTCAGACTTGAACCGCCGGTCGTCGGGGATGCTAGCAGACTTCAGCCAGTCTTTCATAGCCCCCCACAGTTCCGCTCGCTTGTTGTAGTACATGATGCCGTTCTTCGCCTTCCAGCCGAAGTTGACGCCTTTCACCACCTTGTACCGCTGCTCATGCAGCCGGTCCAAGATGCCGTACCCCAAGCCGCCTTCGTCGATGACCGCCAGCACCGGCTTGAACTCCTCGATGGCGTCTATCACCCGCCCCACTATCGCCATCGTGTCCTCGCCGTGGTAGCGCTTGATGGCCTTGATGTCACGCCCCTGCCGCACCACTATGACCGTCGAGTCCGCCCCGCCGCGCGCCGGGTCGATACCAAGAACAACCGGCGCCGTCTCATCTTTATAGCGTGGCCGCGCCATCGCGTCGTCCACCAGCTGCGGCGGGATGAACTGGTCGTCACCCTCGCTCGGAAACTCGCCATAGACCTCTATGCGCGCCTGGGGCGAGTCAGCGCCGTACTCGGCGATAATCTGCTCATACACCTGTTTGTCGGTGTCTTCGACCGTGCGGGCGTCCACCTGCTTGGTCTGCCAGAAGTCCCGCTTGGCGTTGAAGCACTCGAAGAAGTACCCACTGTTGCGGCGCGGGTTACTAAACGCCATCCAGTAGCGGTCCAAAATGTTCTCGGTGAAGAACCCCGACCCTACTGACCAGATGCCGTCAGGTATGCCTGACGCCTCGTCGAATATCAGCATCATGCCATCGTGGTTGTGCACGCCCGCGTAGGAGTCAGGGTTCTCCTCACTCCACAGCTTTCCTTCTGCGGCCCAGTAGCGCGTGCCCTTTTTGAGGTCGCGCTCCACGATGTCTGTTAGCCAGGTGGCCGGCACCAGCTTGGTGGCGCTCACTTCCCACCAGTGGGCATTGATGAGCATCGCCGCCCATTTGGACAGTTCGCCCCAAGTGACTGACCTCAGCTGCGCCTCGGAGTTAGCGCTTACTACCACGCTAGATCCTATGCGCGTTGTCAGCATCCACAAGATGAGCCAACTGACCAACGCCGACTTGCCTATCCCGCGCCCGGACGCCACCGCAGCCCGCAGCGTGTCCATCGTCGGCTGACCCCGGTTGCGCTTGATGTGGTCCTTTATTTGTCGGAGCGTGTCGCGCTGCCATTGTCGCGGGCCTTTGAAGTGCGCCAGCGGCGTGTTGGGTTGCCCCCACGGGAACGCGAACAGCACGAACGCTTCGGGGTCGTCGGCGACCGCCGGTGACCACAGCCGGGTCATCAGCGTCTGCTCTTCGTCGGCGCTATAGATGGGCTTTTGCATCAGTCCTCATCCGGCGCGTCGCGCTCGGTGTAGTCGTCGGGGTCGAACGGGCGCACGAACAGCGGTGTGTGCGGCCCAACGAACGCGCAGACGATGTTGAACTCCATCCAGTCTATCGCATCTTCGTAGCTCATCTTGTCGCGGTGGACCAAGATACGCACGATGGCTTCGGTGTCGTAGGCCAACACATCATACGGCTGCCCGTCGCGGGTGACCTCGGTCACGCCGAGGATGGCCTCATCCAGCCCGTCAACTTTAACTAGCATGGATGACCCTCGCTTCGCCGTCGATGACGCGCGCCTGCGCCTGCGCCAGCGCGTCGGTGATAGAGATTTGCTGGGCGACCTCCACTTGGACGTGCGACTTCGCCACCCAGTCGTGTTTGTGCTTGAGAATTTCCAGCGCCACCTTGGCGTCGCCCGCCAGCGCCGCAGTGTGCAGGACGTCAGAAAGTTGACGCTCGGCGTCGGCCTTACCCTTCTGTACGGCCAACTCTACCAGTGGGTCCGCTGACGCCAGCCGCCGGTATTCCGCAGGCAGCAGCCCAGCGGCCAGCGCCAGCGAGTCTCCTTTGAGCCCCTTGTACGCGGCAGCGTACAGCGCCTCCAGGTTGCGCTCGGTTGCGGTGATGTCGCGAATTGTCAGTGGTAACGCACGAATAGTCATGCTGGGTAGCCTACTGCCGTAACGGGGTCTTTTGCAAGGGGTGTGTTGCTGTAGAACTGCTGGCAGTTCTACAGCAAATTTTTTTTGGGCGCAAGCGTAAGAAGATATATGACAGTTGAAGCTGTTAGCAAAAAAAATTTTGTGCGGCCCCTACTGTCACTGTGACCGGGCTCGCTCGGCCCTGCCCGGAGAGGGGTCTGCGCTCGCATGCCGAAGGCCTGCGCCTGGCGGCCAGCACCCTCGCATAGGCCTAGCACGCACGGTGAAGCGCTGTGGCGCGCGCTAGTGGGCAGAGTGCTACTACCCTAGCGCTATGGCACTGCGTGCCTTGTAGGTGATTGTAGACGGGCAGACGGATGACAGGGTGACGGGTGACGGATGACAGGGTGACGGCGAGCGGGTGACGGCGAGCGGGTGACGGCGAGCGGGTGACGGCGAGCGGGTGACGGGTGACGGGTGACGGATGACAGGGTGACGGCGAGCGGGTGACGGCGAGCGAGTGACGGCGAGCGGGTGACGGGCCATCACCCTGTCATCGCGAGGTGATAGCGCGAGTGTGGGTAGTTGTAGGTAATGTCAGCAAGTTTAGACCCCCTCTTTTAGTCGCGCCAACGGAATACGCCAATGTTAGTGATCACTAACATATCAAAGATCGAACATCAGTCATTAATAA